CCCCTGAACTTTTTTGAGGAGCTAGCTCGAAAATCGCAGCAATCTGAAAAGCTATGTAGCTAGCTATATGACATTACTACTATCCCGAGGATAAGAGCCCTGCGCTTCCCAGCTACAGGGGGTCGTTACTGTCGAGACCTTTCGTGTAGTAGGAGCTGAGCGCTTAGCCCTTACAGCCCTGTAGTAGGAGCTGAGCGCTTAGCCCTTACAGCCCCGCCGCACCCTGTAGTAGGAGCTGCGCGCTTAGCCCGTAATTTTTTCCTACAAAACCCCTTGGCAGCTTCGCGCGAAGCCCTTATATCCCGGTAGCGGCGCGTTAGGAGGGCCGCCCTTATGGCAAGGCCGAAGACGAAAACCGATGTGGGGCTGCGCGTCCCGACCGAAGCGCTCAATAGGCTCAAGGAGTTAGCAGCAGAAAATAAAGTTTCATTGTATCAGTTCCTGACTGACATACTGGTTAACGCTTCCAAGACGCCTACAGCGCAAGAGCTGGAATCAGACTTAGCAGAAGCCTTTACCTTTGGAGAAGCGGAATGACAGACCCAAACGAAAGGCTAAGAGAAGCCCTATCCAAATGCCGAACCAATAGACCCGCAGCCCACGAGATCATTTTCAAAGCTAGGCACAAGGATGCAACACCCCCATTTCATGCCCTCTACCAGGAGTCCTTCTTCAACCCCCTAATCCCCAAACTCCTATACTGGATATTCCGTGGTGGCGCTAAGTCCTCCATCGCAGAAGAATGTCTAGCCATAGGAGCTAACTTCAAGCAGTTTAATAACGCTGTAATTGTTGGCGCTAACGAAACAAGAGCCTCAGAAAGGCTTATGGCGATAAGACATGAACTACAGTATAACGAAAGACTAATCTCCCTCTTCGGGGAACAGGTAGGACCAGTCTGGTCTGACACTAAGCTAGTCCTTTCAAATGGAGTAATGATACAAGCTATCGGACAGGGGCAGGACCTTAGAGGTATTAAGTACCTACAGTACCGCCCAGACTTTGCGCTACTAGACGACTTAGAGAAGAGAGAAGATGCATGGACTCCGGCAGCAAGAGCAAAGATAAAGCGATGGTACTTCGGCGAGTTCTTCCCAGCCCTAGACCCGGAAGCACTAGTGAGGATGAATGCGACGCCGCTAGACGAGGAAGCCCTCAGCGTGACCTTCAGCAAGCTACCGGACTGGCAGACCATAGTAGTGCCCATTCAACACAAGGACGAACATACAGGAGAGGAGAAAGCATCATGGCAAGAACGCTACCCCCTCCCGTGGATCAACAAGACTAGAAAAGCCTATGAAGACGCCGGCGAACTAGATATGTTCAACAGGGAGTACCTCTTGCTATCCTCTTCCAACGAACTCAAAGTCTTTAAGAAGGAGTACTTTAAATATGCGCCGCACTCGCGTAGCTACGAAGCCGTCTTTGCAATCTACGATCCCGCAAGAACAGTTAAAGCAACGTCCGCGCATACAGGTTATGTCGTATACTCGTGGATTGGTAACAAGCTTATCGTATGGGAGTCGGGAGGTAACTTCTGGCAGCCCTCAGAGATTGTTGACCATATATTCCACATTAACGAGAAGTACAATCCAGTATTCATCGCGGTCGAGAAAGACGGCTTGGAAGAATTTATTTTACAGCCACTCAGGCATGAATCGTCTAGGCGAAACGTTACACTACCAATTAAGGATGTCAGAGCGCCAAAGGGTAAGATCGATTTCATCAAGGCTCTGGAACCGTTCTTTAAGGCGGGTGAGGTTATACTGGTCCAAGCACCTGACGACCATAAAGTTCTCACCTCCCAGCTAGAGAACTTCCCGACAGGAAGAATAGACGTACCCAACGCACTGGCATACGCCCCCAGGCTTAGAATAGGAGCACCGGTATATGAAGACTTCACTAACGAACATGTTGAACCAGAACTCAGACTCATTCCTAACGAGCCTTTCTATCTGGCAATTAATGCAACTTCAACGAGTCTTACAGCTATACTCTGCCAGTTCGTTAGAGGAACAATCAGAGTTTACACTGACTATGTTGCAGAAGGAGACCCTACGCTTACTCTTGCCCAAGCTATCCAGCATGCTCAACTGTACTGTGGAGGTAAGCCACTTAAGATCATTGCTCCCAGACAGCACTTTGCCCACTACGATAATATTGGACTTAGAGCAGCAGCTAGAAGTATTCCAACGTCCTTGATGCAAGGTGGCGACGTGAACAAAGGACGGGATCAGGTTCGCCGCCTCCTCCGCTCTTCTATAAGAGGCGAGCGCGCGTTCCGCGTCGACCCGGGCGCAACGTTCGTTCTCCGCGCCCTTGCCGGCGGTTATGCCTTCTCGATAGATCGCACGGGCGCACTCGCCGCTGTTCCGGCAGAAAACCCTTACAGCGTAACGATGAACGGCCTTGAAGCACTCTTGGCGCTTGTGTCAAGCGAAAACTTACGCGATACTGAAAACGACAATATTGGATGGGCGACTGCGCCTGACGGGCGGCGGTTCAGAACAAGCAGGGCGCAGGATGAAGGCTAGGGAAGTTATAGCGATAACGCTGGGGGCTATGTGTGCGGAAGCTGTTAGAGCCGCCGATCCACATGTAGGCAATATCCAAGCTACTATGCGCAAGATCGTAGACCTCTTAGACAGTCTACCAAACGCTATTGATGTTGAAATGCATGTAGAAATTATATTCGATGTCAACCAAGAAACCTAAGAACCTCCGCGAGGAAGCGGATAAGTCTAAAGCTAAACCTGAGATGGAAGGCGATGAGCCTTTCTCTCGGGACGCGGAGCTATGCGACAAATCCGAACTTCAGGAAACATTACGCAAGCTTTATACCGACGTCGAGAAGGCCGTTACTGGACAGCAGGATAGAACTAACTCTACGTTAGACTATTGGGATATGTACAACTGCATACTCTCTGGAAAGCAGTTTTATAATGGCACGTCTAAAATCTTTCTTCCTCTTATACACAATGCAGTCAATGCGAGAAAAACAAGGTTCGCTAATCAGATTTTCCCAAGCTCACAGCGTAACATTGAAGTCATATCTGAAGACGCTAATATTCCTAATTCTCTTGTATCCCTCATTGAGCATTACATTCGTAAGGCCAAGCTCAGAACTCAAGTTATCCCAGCACTAATTAAGAATGGGGATGTCGAGGGCCAGTATACTATCTATGTTGACTGGATAGAGAACAAGCGCGATGTCGTCTATAAGAAGTTCAAGCCGCTAGAGATAGAGCTAGCGGAAGATGAACTACAAGAAGACGAAGACGAACAGATCGAAGATATCGTTGAGGAAGAAGTCACACATCAGTATCCCTCTGTCGAAGTTATCTCAGACGCAGACTTCGCAGTCTTCCCAGCTACAAGCAACTCAATTGAAGAAGCTTTAGAAAAAGGCGGCGGAGCAGTAATCCTTCGCCGTTGGTCTAAGGCTACAATCAAACAGAAGATAGCTGACGAGCTTATAGATGAAGATGCAGGCAAGTCCCTACTCGCAGTAATGGGCGAGCAGCAGCAGGGCGGACAGCCTAGAGATACAGCTAAGGCTATGACAGACGCTGCCGGCATCAAGAAGGATGCACGCGGCTCATTTGCGCTTGTCTACGAAGTATGGGCTAAACTATCTTATAAGCTTCCAGGAGATAAGAAAGCTAAGAAGCGCATCTATAAGATGTTCTTTGGCGGTCCTGAAATCTTTCTCTCATGCAAGCGAAACCCGTGGTGGTCTGATAAGCTCCCTATCATATCGGCTCCAGTAGAGAAAGTGGTAGGCTCCTTTAAGGGCAAGAGCAAGATATCCGCAGGTGTAGCCGATCTTCAGATATTAGCAAATGACGCAGTCAATGAAGGTATGGATAGCGCAGCATATGCGCTGCTACCTATCGTGATGACCGATCCTGAAAAGAACCCCAAGATTGGCAGCATGATAATGAGTCTTGCTGCTATATGGGAGACTAGCCCCAACGATACGCAGTTTGCGCAGTTCCCCGCGCTATGGAAAGAATCCTTTGAAATTATCGCGGCGGCGAAAGCCGAGATTAACCAGACGCTATCTATTAGCCCGGCCGCTATCACTCAAGCTTTGGGAAAGAAGAAGCCTAATCAAGCTGAGATTGCGCAGGAGCAGCAAGTTGATATCCTTACAACCTCAGATGCGGTTACTAATCTTGAGGAAGGTATTCTTACTCCGATGCTCCAACGCATGCTCGAACTTGACCACCAGCATAGAAACGATGCGCTTCTCGTTAGACAGTATGGGGAGATGGGTATCTCCGCAAGCATGGAGCGAGTAGAGCCAGTACAGTTTCATCGTAGGTGGGAACTACGCTGGTTCGGAGTTGAAGCCGCTAGAGTAGCATCACAGGTGCAGCAGCAAATTAGCGCTGTAAACGTCCTACGCGGCATCCCTCCCGAGATGTACGACGGATACAAGCTTTCACTTGTACCCATCATCAAGCAGCTTGTTGAGAACACTTTTGGCCATAGGCTCGCGCCGCATGTCTTCATCGATCTCAGGAAGCAGTTAGCTAAGGATGCTAGGATAGAGAATATGAGTCTCTATCAGGGCGAGTTGGTTACGCCTAACGAGATGGACAATCATCAGCAGCATATGGCTATGCATCAGCAGTCAGCGCAAGAATTAGGCGATCCGCATCGGACCTTTGAGGTCCATATGCAGATGCATAAGATTATGTTGCAGAAGCAAGCGCAGGCGCAGCAGGCTAAGCAACAGGGCAATCCCGGTGCTCCGGGTGGAGCAGGACAGCCGGGACTACCAGGACAAGGCGCGCAGGCGCAAGGGCCAAATCAGCAGGCACAGCAGCCTAACGGCGCTATACCGCAAGATCAAATGGCAGCGGCGGGCTCCCCGATGCCACCACGGAGGATGGGGTAGCTTATGTCATCACAAGAACCGCAGATGCTAGTAGGCGGCAAGTATAATGCTACACCGCCCACACTGACTGACCAGCAGCGCGCCATGCTACAGATGGATGCTGGCGGCTCGCTATTGGTAAGCGTGCACGACTGGATAGCACTCGCAAACGTTTTGACGGAAGAAACGGGCGGCACACCAG